TGAACATCAACTAATATTTTATCACCAACATCTCTACTAGCTCTATCTAATAATAAAACATCCTCAAATAATGTTTTTTCTTTTAAATCCATCCCTGAAATCCATTTATCATTGGTCGCTTTAAATGATTCCCACAATTCAAGTTTAGTTTGTTTACTCTCCAACACCGTTTCAGGTTTAACTTGTGGTGTGAAATTAACATTTGGTAATGATTTTTGTAACTTAATCATAGTGTTATTAATAACTCTATTAGTAAAAGAATCTAAATTATCTAAATACCCATCCATTAATTTAACAAACTTGTCATAATTTAAAGTATTATCTTTTAATTTTTGAGTAGCATATATTTTAATGATTGGTGCTAATTTTTCAATATTATAAACATCAAACGCAACATTACAATCAATGAAAAAATCTGTAATATATGAACCACCATCTTTGTATGTTAATTCTGTTATATCAGAAAAACCAATATAAGTTTCCAACGCTTTCCATTCTAATGGGTAAAGAGTACGAGAATTTATTAAAGTGGTTTGATTAGGTAACGAATTTGGTGTTACATATTTATAATAATCCCAAGTCACAGGAGTTTCAATCCTATGATTACTTGAGAATGTATAAAATAATTGTTTATCAAATGATGATGGATTACCTATTTTAAAATAAACATCATAATTTAAAAATTCTGAAAGTATATTAGAAATATTTGTTAATTGTTTTTGTTGTATATCTTTTACCGACAATTCTTCAGTCGGAGATGTGTTGGCAATTTTCATCATATTTCTCATTAATGATTGAAAATTTTTAAAAGATTTTTGAGTTTCAGTATCTGTAGAATCTTCATCCACTTCATAGTCGTAAATTGAGATTGTAAAATCTAAAAATTTTGTTTCAAATTTATCTAAAGTATCTCTATCAAAAATTGAAAAAATCTCATTCATTTTTGAATAATCTGACAATATTCCATTAATTGAAAAGTTTTCTTGTGAACTTTGTCCTGAAAAAATTTGTTTTAAATAATGAATAGGCTGTGGTTTAACTACCTTACTATTATCATAATAACCATAGTTAGGTGATGTCCAAAATAATCTAACAGACCCATTATACATAGATGTATTACCCGTAACTTGATACACCATATTACCCGATGTGTCAAAACACTCATTTTGTGTTTGATTAATTAAACTTCCGTGAGATGGTACGATATAAGTATATTGACCATAATCAGCATTAATTGACACAGACCAAGGAATAACAGAGATTGTTTTGGTATTTCCACTTGTATCATTACTAATATTATTAATAACCGCTTCAGGAACATAACTTAATTTCACACCATCATTAAACCCACTTTGGATATCACTACTAGTGTATCCACTATATACCTCATATCCCTGATAGAAAACATTAAAATCATTAATTAATTTAGGGTAAAATCCGGTATTAATAATTGTTTCATTAACATTAGTTCCTAACGGGAATGATGGGATTACATTTGTTGTTTCTAACACCATAGTCGTCGCCGATACTTGTCCGGGAATCGTAAAGTTATAAACGGTTGACTCACTATTATTAACTGGGTCATAATTTTTTTTAGCATCAAAATTTTTCCAAGTATTATTTAATATATCAGTATTATAGTTAATATAATTTTTATAGCGATGCCAAATAGAACCAATTTTTAAAATCCAAGCATATGGCATTTTATGAACCGCAGCGTATTTTTTTAACGATGCAAAAATATAATCCAAATTTTCATCAGAATAATTTGCCTCATTTCCCGTATATGTTTTATATTTTTCTTTTAAAGTTGATAACGGCAAACTATTAATAAACAAATATGCCGAACTAATATAAGGGTTTGTATTCCCATCCTTAAAATATTCAACACCTTCTTGAATAGCATTTATAAAATATGGTGTATTAAATATTGATGTGGTTTGATAACTACTAACAAGTCCACTATAGTTAAGATATTTTATATCACCCTCTGTTGGTAATTGATTTGTATATGTTCTAGTACTATAAAAATTTCTTAAATCATCACCAATAACAGGTGTAACTATATTTTTATAGACAAAATTAGTAATCGGTTTTTTATCATTTTCTGATTGTACATCACTAAAATTTGAAATCACTTTCTTATTTGGATTATATAGTAATGTTTTTGTTGTATTAAACGCTAATGTTTCATCTGTTGATTTACCATTCGCCAAATTATTTTGAACCCATTTTTTATCTGTAAATGGATAGATGTCCGCAAAATCATACTTATTTGATGTCGTAGATGTTGAGACATAATTAATAATATCGTTTTCATTGTTTAACGAAACCAATGGTTGTGATTTTGAATCATCTATAACACCATAGGTTATAAATTCAAAAGACGCATTTTCAACTGTATTTTTGATATACCCAGTATTAAAAACTCCTCTTATATAATTTTGCCAACTAGCGGAAACACCTTCATTTGATATATGTTTTAAAACATTTTCAAAATTACTCGCGTTAAGATTATATTCTTTTAAAGTTTTAATTAATTCAACATCACTATTGTCTGACAAACTTTGTGTAACATTAATTGTCTCACCCTCACTAACAACATTTGAAATTTTATCCGCTTCAGATTTTAAATTATTACTTCTATCTAATTTAGAATAATGTGAAGTTAATAATGTTCTTTCATAAATTTCATAAATAAATTTACTAGCAACTTTATTTTCATACACTTCATTATTAATTGGAAATTCTATTGCACCTAATGAAACTCTATTTGGTTCTTTTGTTGGATTTGACGTTTTAGTTGGTGGTGGAGGTGGTGGTGTTTTTTGTGTCATACCACTAATAAATTCTTCAACAAACTCAATTTCCGGCCAAACATCATATAAGTACCCTTTAGTTTCTCCAATAATATCACTATCACCAGGATATCTTAATTCGTACTTTTCTTGACCATTTTCACCTGTAGTTTCTTTAATAACTTGAGGCCAAGGATATACCGGTTGGTTTTTATCATCACCTGAACTTTTATTATCCGCACTAGCATTTGCAATTTGTTTATCAAAAATAACACCTTTTCTAATCTTATTATCTCTTTGTTCCCAAGCTTTAGTATGAACATCATCCATTAATCGTAAAAAAGCTTCACCATTAGCGAACACAACCGCCAACACATTTCTTATTGTTGGGACAAACCCAATACCGTTGTCTTTATTTTCTAATAATGACGCTAACGCCTTTGTTAATTCATCTTCAATGACACCTCTTTTAGTTTTTAAATCCTTACCCATTTTATCGGTCAAATCTATAAATGAACCGGACCCTTCAAACACAAAGTATTGTGAAATGATTTGTTTAGAACCATTTTTAAGAGTTATTGATGTATTATTAAAAAGTTTTAAATTGTCTAATTCAGCTTGGAATTTTGTTAAATCTTCAGGTGTTGGCTGACTGTTTTTTCTCTGTAGTTTATATGTTTCAGTTAAATCAATATCCGAGGAATTAATATCAATAATGAAAACACCTTTTCTTTCATACTTAACATCATTAGGTATAGAACATTTAGTTATTTTACCACTAATTGTATAACTACCATTTGAACCACAAGTAACGTTTTCATTTAATAATTTATTATATTTTTCAACTAAACCTTTTAATTTTGAAATAGCATCACTTTTCTTTTGAGCGTCTAAACCTTTCTTAAAGGTATAAATTTTTTGACCTGTCTTATTTTTAATATAACAGTTTTCTGTGTCCATAAATTCATTAAACCATGAAGTTTTTACATTATAAAATATTTCTTTTTGATAATCCAATAAATGAACACCGTAAGCATCTAAATTGGTTAATGGGTCTAAATTTTGTTTACTAAATGAGTCAAGAACATTTTTAATAAAGTTATCAATTCTATCTTTCATTTGCATTAAAGTAATTTCAGGAAAATCATCAGGAATCAACCCTTTTGATTTATATTCACTGTACATTTCTCTAACTTTTTGATAACCTCTTTCAATAACAACACTTTCTGTTTTAGTAGTTGTACTCGGACCACCACTAGTTTTACTAATATTAAATCTTGATTGATACATATGGGGCGTCGCTAAAAGAGCACCCATTGTCACATCAGTTAGAACTGTATATTTGTATGTGTAGAATTTTAAATCAACAGTAAAATTAGCCGTATCAGCATTATATGTTGTTGTAAAATTTTGTAACATTAACGCCAATCTAACAGCTTTACCAAAATATCCTTTAATCGTTAAATGAAATAATGGGTAAGGTAAATTAAAGAATGCCGCATATGGTGAGTTATCTCCCGCCTCAAATAAAGCACGACCTTTCACATCAACTAATCTAATATCAATTGTTGGTAAAAAATCTAACCCTTGTCTAATACTTATTGAAGTAATTCCCAATAAACCATTGTCTGTCGCACCCGGTTTTCCTCCTGAACTAATTGTTTGTTTTATGTAAAAATCGTCACTGTTATTGGGATTTGTTACACTGTTTAAAGTGGGTTGATTAACACCTTCACCTTTTATAGCGTTTTTACCTGTTAACTCGTCAGTATATGAATTATCTAAATATGGTTTATCACCTGGTTTTAAAAAATTAATTTTAGCAATAGATACTGTTCTAATAGAATCATTATTCGCTGTCCCTATTGCCAATTTAGTTCTCGGTAACACACTACACTCAAGATTAGCATACATCACCAAATTTTCTTGACTAACAAATCTATCCTTTACTTTATTGTCTCCATCAATAACTTTGTTTGGGTCAATAATTGTAATGTTATTATAGTCGAATTCGACCAATATATTTTCGGATTTACCTACCATAATAATAGAAATGATTATCTAATTGAGATTTATATTCTTGTAAAGATGATACTAAAGGAAATGGAATTGTCAATATAGCAGCGTCCGGTATAGCCCATTCCTCACCACCAAAAATTGGATTAGCTGCGAGTATTAACCACCCAAAAGTTGGGGTTCCGTAATATTGTTGAGATATTTTATCTAATCTTGATTGTCCAATTTTATAAATCACTTTTTTATCTGATGATTTACTGGAAATTGAAATGTATGGGACAACACTTTGTTCACCATTTAATAAAAATTCATTATATCTATTATAATTTTGTCTATTATTCATTTTTAGTTAAATTGAGTTTTATCCGTCCAAGTTATTTTATCACCACTATTATTACCTTTATACAATAACAATAAATTAGTTATTTGTTCATTATTAGTAGATATAGGTTCTGTGTTGTAAGTAAATTTACGTACCTTACCTTTTTTATATAAATTTTCAACAACAAGATAATTTTTATATGTCTTATCCTTTTTTATTTTTTTGTAAAATTCTTCAGAAGCGTCTAATTCATTTTTAACTTTGTCTCTAAAATCATCTACAATAGTATTAAATTTTTTCTTTAAAGTTGATGTTGATTTATCCATTTCATTAGTAACAATTAACGATTTAAACGTGTTAAATTTATCTTTATCGTTAAAAATTTGAGCCATAATCATAAAGAATCTTTTATCCGGTAAATCACTAATACTTGTTGTAAAAGATTTAAAATCTCCGGGTTCATCGTATCCATCATAAATAATACTTTTACTAATTAAATATTCATTAAATTGATTCATATCTGTAGCAACTGATTGATAATCTCCACATAATTCAAGATATGTGTCATCATATTCCGGACTGTTTGAAACTGTAACTTCTGTCGTTGCAGAAATATTATATATTTTAGGTTTTAAATCAATTATAACACCATCCGATAATGTTGTAACAAAATTAATTTTTCTAAAAACCTGAACCATATCTACTTGTTGTTGTACCACATTGTTTACAATCGTATTAACACCTAAACTAAAATCGGTTTTATAATCTTCTAAATATTTTTTTAAATTACTTTTAACTGTTCTTATTGTTGTTTCATTAAATTTATTCGAAATTAACCCTAAAATAATAAAATTAACTTCAGTTTCTACATCGTCTATTGTTTTAACAAACAAATCATCAATTCTAGTTTCAAAAACAGATTTACCAAAAATATTAACCGTTTCAGGTGATTTACTTGTCCCATATTTAAAAACCCCATTATCATATTGTCTCTCTTTTGACATTAATTGCCAAATACCATCGTTATATGATTTAGTGGTACTTTCCGCCTGATTTACTATATTGGTATAATATTCTTTAACACCATCCAATAAAGTATCCATAATTTTCATATATGTGATATCACCTGTTTGACCACTTAAACCATTTACCGTTGTTTGAATTTGTCCAATAGTTTCACCAGCAGAATTTGTTTGTTGATTATCAATATTAGTTACTGATGGTTGTTCATCCATTAAAGATTGAAAATATTGTTTGTCTAAATTTTTCCAACTGTCGTCTGTCCATTTAGCTCTTTCATCATAAATCTCAGTATTTCCATAATAATTAAATGATAAAGCGTTTTGTAACTCCTCCACAGGTTTTTCAAGACCCATACCACCAATTAAATCAAATGATAATGTAACATTCGCTATCATTGGTTGAATCCCAATACCCTCCGGATTTAAATCAAATACTAAAGGTTCATAAGCAAACGCAACATTTTTAGGTATTATTTTACAATTATAAAAATCACCAATCCTTAATACTAACACAGGTGGTGCTCCAAATGAGGTGTTTAAAGCGTCATTTTGAACTATTTGTCCTTTATCACCTATAACAGGAATTGTTTCTCCAGGTCTAACACATTGATTTAAAAATGTTAAACGAGAGTTTAATCCTTCTGGTGTCATAGAATGAAAAGCCGGATTAAAATATTTAATTTTTTCCTGAATAGAATCATACAACATTGGTACTTCTTGTTTAACAACATCAAAATAATCACATTCTGATAGTAATTTTCTCAAAATTAATTTACTAATACCTTCTTTTATTGTTTTTTCTGTTCTATAAGTTGGTTCTGGTTTAGGTTTTTCCAATTTTCTTTCCGGGGCGGGTACTGAAACAATAGGTGGTAGTTCTTCAGGAACAACGGGTTTATCAACGGTAGTAACAGTTATATCTGTAATAACAACTCTCCGACAAGCCATTGCGGCAACAGAATACCATTGTGAATTGTGTGTTGATTTTCCATTTTTATCTTTAATATCTTGAGTACAAGTAACCGCAGCACCAAAACCATTTTTTGACGATTTTGGTATAGCTGTATCATCCTCACCAAGAGTATCTATACTACCAAATGATAATGTTTTATCAGTTATAAATTCACCTAATTTAGTTGTTTTTAAATAGTCAATAACCGAATTAGCTCTCCTTTTAGATAATGTTTTATTATAAGGTCCCGTTGCCGGAGCGGACGCCGCTGACCGTAAAGACAGTTTTATTGTACCTGTTTTTTCACTTAATATTTTAAAAGCATCTTCAATAAAACCTGTGTTAATATAATTAAAATTATCTACCACCACATTCTGAAAAAATTCTTTAACATTTAAGTTTGAACTAGGTGGACTAAATGTTTTACTTGATATTGCAACATATTGGTCTTGATTCGCACTACTAATGTATGTGTCATAATCAGATTTATATGTTGAACTAGGTATTGGATTAGTTTTATTACGAGGACCCGGAACATCATTATCAAAATAAAAAGCAAAATTGTTATATTTTGAATCCAAATCAGCCACAGACAATTCAGGATTAGATTTAACAATACTATTACCTGGTTGTGTAACCGAACCTACAGAAACATCCGAAGGTAAACTATCCATGATGTCTTTCGCAGTATTTTTATCCAAATTAGGATTATTTAATATTGTTTGATACGTATATAAATCTTTAGTTGGTACAGTATTAAATTTTTTAGCCAATTCATAAATATCATACTTAACACATCCAGCAAAAAACGAATCAATTATAGAATTAACCCTTTCTTTATTATTACCTTTTAATTGTTTTTCAACAATAGTGTTCATAATCGATGGATGGTCCACAATGATTTTCCAACTTAAAGACCCCGTTCGTTTAGTATCTTTATAGGTATATATCGGTTCCGGTCTACCGAGAAAAGAAGTTTCAGTCCAGTTAGCTGTACTTGTATCATTAAATTTTAAATCATATGGTGGAAACCACATAACTCTTCCCCCATTTGGTCCTTTTTCACAAACGGGTAATTCATCATAGGTATATCCTTGTTTACTTGATGTTCTCCAAGCCAAATTCTCTATTGAGAACATATATTTTTTAGCATATCCACCAATTCCGTTAGGTCCGTCAGCAATAATATTTGTCGACCCCGGATTTCTTGTTGGTGAAATATTTAAATTAAATGTATTATCAAATACTGACCCAGCAAATTTTCTACCAGATGTTGTTATACCATCAACTTTTTGTAAATCATTATAAGTGTAATATGGAGTATCTTTGGTAAAAACTCTACAATATTCAATACCCGCATCCCCACCTGTTGTTTGGTCACTATATGAAATAACTTGTGACCCTTTAGTCATTTCTTTATAACCATCGTGAAATACTTTACTAACTTGGTTAATTGCATTACCTACGTGTTTTAATCGGGTAATTCCCTGAACATTATCAGCAGAATTAACCAATCGTTGAGTTTCATCTAAAATTGATGTTGATTTAAACACAAAATTAGTTGATTCATCTTTTAAATAATTGCTACTAATTAAGTTAAATTCAGAATCAATAGACCCTGAACCACCACCTGGTATTGCTCGGAAACCAGCGTTAGCTTTATATTTTGGCGATGTCCATACAAATTGACCGTCAATACCACCACCATCACTTAATGATTTAGCTGCAAGTCCAAAATTAAGAGTATCTTGATTACCCTCAAATAAAATACCCATTTCCGAAGGACCATAAACCGGAACTTGTTCTTGTTGACCAAAAGCATTTATTGGTACCTGATTTGGGGGTGAGGTTATTGTTGATGGTTCAGAATTTCTACTACCAACATAATAACCACCAACTAAAGTTCCATTATCGGGATTTATTAAACTAACAATTGCCTGTCCAATCCCTAATAACCCACCGAAATCTTTCCTATAATTTGGTTGATAACGGTTATAATTAATATTTTTAAATAATACCGATTTTTGTCCATTTCCCGTATTTGTTAAAAATATTTCAGAAGGGTTTCTTTTTAAATTTAAGATAGGACCTAAAAACCCACCGGTTAATTGATTAATAACATTTAACGCTGTTGAGGTTTGTTGTGTTTGACCATTTCTTGTATTATCGGTAAAATAATCTCCGGGTATTAAAGAAACCGGCCAATACGCCCCACCTAACCTAGTTATTAAATCAGCCGCCGCTGTAATGGGGTCCTCCGGTGATGTAATCTTCCAATTTCTATAAATCAATGGTTCTTGTCCGGTAACAATTAAACTAGCCTCAAATGGGTCTTGTAATGATTGTAAATTAATTTGCCCAACGGTATTAATAAAAATTTCTCTAGCGATTCTATCTTGAAATAATTGATTAAGTTTTTGAGCCCCTAATTTAGCCAAATAAGAATCTTGAGATAAGGTACCATCACTACCAGTCGGGTTTGACGATAATAATATTGCATATGGCGAATATGATGAGGGTAAAAAAGTTCCACCATAACCATATGGTTGATGTATTGGTTTTCCCAAAATTTGAGTTGTAACACCATACATTTCATTAAAACCCCCATTTGGACCATAATAATTATCAATATATGAAGCATCAATAAAAAATTCATTTACTAAATCTAACACAGTATCATTTGGACTATATTCCCCTTGGTTTGATTTTACAGGAAGAGGTGCACTATTGTAGTTAATATTTAAGTTATAACCACCATCAGGACCATATTCATTTAATGGATATAGTTTTGCAGCAAATGGGTCATTAGCAATTAATTCATTTGGAGAATCTATTACATTTGTAACATTTAAAACCGTTTCATAAGTTAAATTACCAACCGATGGTGAATATACACCAACAACATTATATGGAGATAAATTTTTTGACATTAAAATATCTCTAAATGAGGATGATGACGCAAATGACAATGTACTATTTGACATATTTTTTTTCTTTTATAATAAATAGATTAACAACCCATTTTTAATACCCAGGATTAGGTAACGCTTCATTTTTTTTAAGTATTGGTCCAAAATTAGCGTTTGACATAGTTTCTTTAATTGTTGTAACTATTTGTTGTTTAACATCCGGATTATTTAAAGCATCTTGGAATGTTTTTGTATCAATTCCCGGAGGTGCTGTAATATTTATTGTATGACTTAAATTAACATCCATTGTTGAAGATGTTGTTGAAGATTGTGTATTACTTAAAGTTCCTGTTGTAGCTCTTGGAACGTTTGTTGTTGAATTTGTTACCGGTATCCCTACACTTCGTTTTGCCGCATCCGCGATGTTACCAAATATTGGGAATAGAGTGTTTAACCTATCCGCCTCTTTTTGTAAATTTGAAAATGACGAAACAAATTCTTTTTTAAAAAAGTCGGTAAATCCACCCATCGCATCACTCATACTAACAGTAGATTTTCCTGTTTTAGCGTAATCATCAAGAATACCCATCAATCCACCAACACCTTCATCAATTTTTTTTCTAAGATTTTTTGACTCTAAACCTTCACCAGGAACTTTAGATAATGAAGTCGCTATCTCTCTACCACCCGTTAATAATCTTCCCCCTGTCGCACTTCCAGCTAACGCTAACCCTGTTCTATCACCTAAACTATTAATTGCCGCAGCAACAGATTGAGTAGCACTTAATTGTTCTTTAGCCAATTCCTCCATTGTTTTTGGAGCAGTATTAGCTATTTTTTCTAAAGCCTCTAATTCAGGACCAGTTAGAGTACTGACATCTTTTGTTACACCAGCAGCGGTTTTTATTTCATAAGTTCCACCTTTCCCCATTTCAGCCATATTGGCTATCATTTTCTTTTGGTCCTCAGTCGCCGACGGAAAGGTAATTTCTTTCATCTTTTTATCTAAATCCGCACTACCTAACGCCATTTTGGTAATTTGGTCATAAGATATTCCCATAGCACTTGAGATTTCTCTCAACTGACGTTTAGCACCTGGCATAATCTCAAAATGTCCATCTTTACCTAATTGAACAAATTGTTTACTCATTTCCGCAATTTGATTTTGTAATTCAGCCGGGTCATTTTGTGATAAATCCATTAATTTTAATGGGTCTAATAATGAACTTTGTGAAACACCTAATCTCTGCATCGCAGCCGCTACTTCAATAGCTCCTTCAGGATTAAAAACTTTTTCGGCAAACTCTAAAGTTTGAGACATATCTATTCTTAACGATGTTGCTTGTGCCGCCATTTTAGCTAAACCTTGGACACCCCCTTCAAAATTATATTTATTAAGAGCTTGCATATTCTCCAAAACCATTCCAGAAACTTTCTGAGCGTTAACACCTGATTCTCTAGCAATATCAACAACCTTTTTCATTTCACCAGCCGCCTTACCCGATGAAATACCCGCATTCGCCATATTTTCAACAATGTCAGTAACCTCTTGATTGGTAACTTTCATTGTTGCGTACAAATCTTTAGTGGTTTCTTCGGATAATATAATATTTCTACCTAATTTGTTTGAGGCTTGTTCTTGTATTTGAAGAACATCCGCTATGTCACCACCTAATCTTCTTACAGAAGTAACTGAATCGGACATACTAGCTCGTAATATATCCGCCATCGCCTGACCTTGTCCAAACTGTCTAAGCATTGAACTAGCCGCATTGTCAATAGTTTTAACTATTTCACCAATATTATTAATATTAGACATTGCAGCCCTTTCTAAACTACCTAATAACGATTCATTTTTATCTTCCGGTGTTGTTGCCATAATTAAATGTATTTATAAATAAATACACCAAACATAGTTTTTGAATTACTAGTTTGGTGTGTTATCTTCGATTAATCGATTTATTAGGTATTTTCTAACATATGTCGGCATTGAATGAAAATCCGAATATGAAACATTAATTGATTTTATTAAATACAAATATTCCTCAATTAATATTTGTCTGTGATTAGAAGAAAGGGCGAAAAAAGTCCACCCCAAAGGCAATCTCGAAAGATACCAATTCTCCGGAAGGGGCGATTACACTTCTTTTTAAGTCCAATGACGGCTCATTTTCTCTTAAAAAATTTCTTATGTACTTAGAATCCATAATTGGTAATGAATCCACAAATAAACTGATTTTTGACCTATCATCATCACCATCAATATCAACAATATGTTTTAATAGTTTCCAAGTAACCGTAGGTGCTTGTCTACCAACCGGATATTGTTCCACCATTTTATCTAACTCAATTGTATCATGAAATGTGGTTGGTCTTAATTTTACAGTAACACCAGTTCTTGGTAATTTAGTAGTAAATGTACCATCTTCATTAGGTTTAACTTCTGTTTTTCTAATATTTAATTCATCTAATGTAACTGTACCAACAAATGGTTTATTTGTTTTTGGGTCAACCAAATTTAAACTATATTCTGAACCAAAAGATGTGTTTCTTAAAAATATTAAAATAGCTTCAACATCACCATCTAAAAGTTCTTCAGGTCGTAAATCGTGTTCGTACATTTTATTTCGTAATAACTTCAATATAATATTTTCACTACTACGACCCGCCCCCGTTAAATAATTTTCATCGTTTGCGGTTAAATAACCAATCTTAACACCTTTCTTTTTTGATTTATAAAAAATCCCCCCCGTTGGTAGTTGAACCACATCGTGTGGTAAACTAAAATTTTGTGTACCCGCATCTATTAAATTTTGTTCCATATATTTTTGTTTTATTATAAATAATAGAACGGTTTATTTAAAAATAAATGTTTATAAAAAAAAAACCCACAATTAAGTGGGTTTGAATTATTTAAAATATAAAAGACATAATTTTTTTTCAACAATTAATTTATGAATATATTCCACTCTAGAAATAAAATCACAATCCATATGACTCGTTAATTTAATTATTTTTCGATAAACATCGGGTTTATTAATTTTCACCCAATTTTCATCACTTAAAGTTGGAGATTCTCGAATTTTTTCTAAACTTAAATCTTGAATCCTCATTTTAGTAAACTAACACACATCTATCCATACGAAGTGTTGCTGAAATTGTTGCCAAAGCGTCCGAACTATATTGTAATGCGTCAAAGTTAACATCAGATAAGAAAGTTCCTTCTAATATCCATTTTTCCACAACGACACCTGTTGGGTCTAACATCTCAAGGTCAATGTTTTTCTTATATCCCGCAGCATATCCCATACGACCAGTTACCGACTCAGCACATAAACGTACCCACTCCATAAGAGCTTGTGATGCAGAAGGTCCAATTGGGTCACGGAATTTAACGTTAATTGTTCCCCAAGTAAATCTACCCGCAACATAAGTTGAAGTGTTTAAAAAG